GCTTTCGGCAGTTTCGCCGGTCCCGAAGTCGGCGAGAACTATCAGGAACCGATGGGCGAGGATCGCGCCAAAGTCACCTACGTCCGCTCGAATGCGATGAAGCTGATGGACGGGCCTGGCGAGATGGCGGCTGGCGAACGCGGCGGAATGGTGTCTGAGGCTGCACCGCAGAACTACAGTGCGGCGGGAAAGGAGTAAGCCGTGGCGAAGAAGAAAGGCAGCAAGAAGAAAAACAAAGAGTGCTGATTTATGCCCGCGAAGACGGAGAGGCAGCGTCAATTTATGGGCGCGGAACTTCGCCGCAAGCGGGAGGGCAAGGCTACTGAAACAGGGATGAGCGAAAAGCAGTTGGCCGATTTTGCGCGTAAGCCGAAAGGCCATCACGCACACGGCAAGGCGCATCACGCTTATGGCTAGAGAGAAATTCATCGATCCAGTCGGCAGTGACGAATACGACTCCGGACTCAAGGGCAATGCCTGCGTTAACTTCTTTGGCGGCTCAACGGGGCTGTTGGAGTCGAACAAGATCGTACTGATCGAGGGCACGGGAACGCCGCCGCCGAGCGAGCACCCTATGAAACAAAATCTGGGCAATCTCCGCTGGTTCAACGACGAAGCGTGAAATGAATGCCGAATCAGCAAGGGCAGTTGACATGGGCCGATGTGAAAGGACAGGTTGCATTCCGCCTCAATCGGTCAACTCTCGATCCCGCCTTCATCCAATTGATGGCCGAAGAGCGTGCGGACATTCTCGCGTCCGAAGGCTACTACCCGTCGCAGATCACCGACACGTCGATCACGACTCAACCCGGCCAATACATGTACTTGCAGCCGAAGGGCACCGTGAAGATTCTCATGGTGCGCTTCTTGCTCACACAGGTTTGGATACCGCTCTCATGGGCGCGGCGCTACGAGGACATCCTGCTTGCCGATCCGGTGCAGCCGCCGTTTACCGCGATCCCAAGTTCGGCGCGGTCATTCGGCAGACTGCTCAGATTATTTCCGACACCAAACGGGCAATATCCGCTCGAATTGTCGCTGGAAGCAGCGATCCCGGTGCCGACCGACGATCAGGACACGGAAAGTTTTTGGGTGAACGAGGGCCGTCCGCTCATGATCAATATGACTTGCCAGCATATCGCGCAGGAATATCTCCGCGATCCCGACCGGGCGGCATTGCATGAGAAGTCGGCGAACGAAGCAAAGGATGCGCTTGAGGAACAGACGCATACTCGGAATGGGCCGGTCGTTTTAGACCCGCACTACTAAAGAGAGGAATCGAAATGAAAAGCAAACTGCACTACATCGTTCTTGGCCTGATCGCCTTGATCGTGACGGTGGGACTCGTCACAAATCCGCCGGGCAGCGCGCGCGCCGGTTATTCGGGTTCGACGCCGGTTGCGGTTGGCACGGCTACGCCTGTCGTCGTCATACAGGCGGGCAACAAGAGCCTTCTCACTCTCTGTAATACGAGTGCGGCCAACACCGCCTACTGCCTGGCTGGACCAGCCGCGAGCATCGGCGTCGTATCGAGCACCAACTGGAATATCATCGTTCCCGCCGCCGTCGCGTCGGCTGGCAACAGTTACGGCGGATGCTGGAATTCGCCGCTGCTTCAGAAACCGACTCAGTTGGGTCAAGGTGTTGCAATACCGGACCAGATAAATTGCATCGGGAACGGCCCGATTACGATGCAGTATTACTATCGTTAACTGGACGGAATTGGCACGGATGAATGCCTGTACCGACACCCAGAACGAGCACGCCATCGCAGCCAACGAGGTATAGCGATTACGCGCCTGATACCGATCCGATCACGCCGGGTAATGTCCAATCCTCATTTGGCTATTATCCCTCAGAGAAAGGGTTTCGCACTTTCCCCGGCCAGCGCGTTCTAGGTTCCGGCCTCCCTTCTACTTGTCTCGGCGCGTACAGCGGCATTCTGCTGACGCTGCCGACCGCCACGGTTCCCGCGCCTCCATCGACACCAATTCTTGTCGGCGCGACTGCGCAGGGGCTTTACGTTGCCGATGCGAACAGCAATATGAAAGTGTCCCAGCTTGGATTTCTGAACGGGACAGGCACGAATCCGACAAATCGCTGGCGCTTTGCAGCCTATGGACAGGATTTGCTTGCGGTCAACGGCGTCGATGCGGATCAATTCTATCGGCTTTCGGCTGCAAAGTGGGCACCGCTGCCAGCGGGGGCGGATGGCTCTACGGCTCCGGTTGCTGCAATCGTGGAGGCGACCGATTACGCGATCATTCTGGTGCCGCCGAATTCCTACAGCTTCGTTTCCTCATTGTCAGACAGTCCGCCGAGTTGGCTTGGGTCGGTTCCGAATCAGGTCTATATTCAGCCAATTCAGCAGACCGAAGGCGCGATCACGGCGGTACGGCGGCTCCGCAACACGGCGATTTTCTACAAGGCCAATTCCATGTTCGTCGGCTACTTCAATGGCGGCACGACGGGATGGGACGTGCAGGAAGTGTCGCTGCAAATTGGAGCGCCTTGCCAAGAGGCGGTAATCAACACCGGAGACTACCACTACTTCTATGATGGAGTGTTTAAGTTCTGGCAATTCGACGGCTGGAATCTGACAGAGCTTCCGAATCACCTGATCGAATGGTTGCAGCGGGACATAAACCCCGCCTACGCTCAGAATATGGCGGGACAGTTCGATTCGAGCCGAGACTTGCTTATCTGGTGCTACTCCAGCAAGTACGCGAATCCCGAAGGCTCTTTCGATAGCAGGCTGATTCACTATCGGCGTCAGCAGCGATGGGCGTTCGAGCGGCTGGCGGTCGATCTGCCGATTCCGAGTCTGTATCAGGCTCCGAGCACCGGACTTCAATATGCGGGCTTTTTCAGTACCGAGCACGCGCCAATCGTGTACGATAATGCCGTGACGCCGGGGCAGGCATATATTACAAGCAATCTTTTCGGGGACTACTTTTATGTCTTCGAGTCTCAGCGCGTGCGTCCGGGCTTCGGACCTAACGGGTATCCGACCTATTCGACACTGACGGCGCTGAATCAGAACAAGGGCGGTGGGTATCAGTGGATTGGGCCGACTGAAACTCTGACCGATGATGGCTGGTATGATTTGAAGAATACGGCTCGCTTGCAGAGCTACCAGCTAACGACTCGCGGGTTTGCGGAAGTGATCGAATTGCAGCCTGTGTTGATTCCATGCGGAGATGTCGGCTGATGGCGACTCCTAAACCACTGCCGCTTCGTCTGATACCGAAACCAGCGCCACGCTCAATGCGGCTGGCGGATAGTGTCGGCAACCATGAAAAGTACCTGCTGACGCTTTCGCAGTTCCTACAGCAGAACAATCAGGACTTCCAGACTTCGGCGACTGACCAGAACGGGCAGGAAAGCGGTGGGATCGTGCTGGCGCAGCATCTACCGTCACGCTTTCATGCCTACCAGTTGAGTGCGCCCATTGCGCCTCATGTCGGCGATCTGCCGAGCCAGCCATCGGCGGTAACTTACGACGGGCCTTTGAACCTGACGGCGGCTTCGCTTCCCAATGGCGTGAATTCGACCTACGGTTATAGTCGCTGGACCGGCTACATCAATCCGCCAACTCCCGCACTCTACACATTTCATCTAAAGTCAGCGGGCGGCGGCTCGAATCTATTTATCAACAAGCAGCAATTGGTTGGCGCTCTGACCGCAAACTCAGTGAATCAGGCCGCGCAGATTCAACTCGGCGGCGGTCCTGTACCTATCGTGACTGAATTTCAGTACGGCACCGAAGATCCAGCCCTATCGCTGATGTATTCTGTTGGGGGCGGAACCCCGGCACTTGTGCCGAATAGCTGGCTATCAAATTCGGTAAATCAGATGACGGGCTACTTGGTCGGATATCATTGGAACGGAAATAGGGCGTGCTACTACCCATGAACAACAAGAACGGACATATTCAAGTTGCGCCGACCATCAGGCTCCGCATGGTGAAGGCGGATCGAGCGCGTATGGTTGCCGAGTGGCCGAAAGTCCGGCTGGGCTGCCTTATGCTGAAAAACTCCGACAAGTATGCCGACGCGGGGAATTGGACGCCGGAGCACATTCGCGCGCAACTTGAGATGGGCTTTGTGGGCCGGAGCAGTTGCGAACTGTTCTGTTTCGATAACGAGCAGAATCAGATGCAAGGCTTCGCCGTCACGATCATCGGCAACTGCCCGTACTTGCAAGTGCCTCAGTCGTTGATTTTGTGGGTGGTCTATAGTTTCCGCCATCCGACCGGCGCGGAATCGCGAACCATGCTGCGGGAATTGAAAGCCTATGGGAAATCCTTGGGTCTGCTCTATGCGGATACCTACACGATTGATCCGCGAATCGCGCTGTATCTCCAACGCTACGGCGAGAATTTCCGTGTTGCTCAAACATTGATGAGAGCAAATCTCTGGGAGACAAGCTGATGGGCGGCGGCGGACCTTCAAGCGCACAATCCAGTTCGACCTTCTCGGCTCCCGGCTGGGCAACCGGAGACCTGAAGAAGTATATCGAGAGCATGGCCAGTCAGGTCTTTGGTCCCGGCGGTCCTGGTGGCGGCACGAACGCCATGCCTGCTGGACTCAACCAGCAAGTAGCGCCATTCACGCCGGATCAACAATCCGCTCTTTCAGGAATCAGCGGGCTTACAGGAGTGGCCGAAAATCTGACTGGCCTCGGCGCTAGCGACATCGCTCAATTCGCATCCGGTGCGAATGCAGGACCGAACAATCCTTATCTCGCCGCCTACTACGGTGCGGCGGCGCAACCGACCGTCACCAACTATCAGAACGCCGTGCAGCCGGGATTGCAGGCGCAAGCCGAGCAAACGGGATCATTCGGCGGCACCGGCATGATGGCGCAGCAAGGAGTCAATCAGCAGAACCTTGGCAACACGCTCGCCAACCTTGGTGCGAGCATCTATGAGCCTGCGTATCAGCAGGGCCAGCAACTTCAATTTCAGGCGGGACAGGCGTTACCGGGAGCCGCAGCCGCGATGTATCAGCCCTATCAAGCTCAGTA